ATTTAAATATTTAGTGTTGCGTGCCCATTTTATTTTATCGTAATTCGGTTTTAGTGAATGACCTAATACATGAGGAAATGAAAATAGTATATTTGCGTAAAAATCTCTCCATATAAGTTGTCTAATTAAATCGTGATACTTGTTACTTTTAAAAGTCGAATATACTTCACGAATAGAAACACACCCATATTTAATATATGCGCTTAATTGTGTTGTGGGATGACTTAAATTATTATGGGTTGAAGAATAATGTTTCTGAGATTCAACCGCTTTTTTCAAAACAATTAATCCGTTATGTCTTCCTCCAAAAACCAAGATATTATTATTTATTTTAGTGAATTTTGTAATGGCATCTGAAAGTGAAATCGTATGGTTTATCTTGATATTTTTTGTATTAAAATTAAGTTTTTTAAATGTTGCCGGTTCTTGAAATTTCAGGGTTAATGCTTTGTTATAATAAGGCGTGAATTTTTGGTATGGACCTCCAGAACCATTTAAAATCGAACCTGGAAAATGTAAATAATAATCGTGTTCTAAAAAACATTCAATCTTTAGTTTCTTACACAACTCTATAATACTATTATCTCGTTTAATGGCGTAAGGAGTGTAATCGTAATTAAAAATGATAGCATCAATCTTAAATTTGTCAACACATTCAGTAATTATTTTGTTATTTTCTCCAAAAAAAAAGTATAGTTTACCTCCTTTTAATTTTATATCTGTTGACAATTCGAGTAAACTTTCAATCATAAATTGGACTGAGTTGTCTGATTTATACGGATTTAATTTTGTAACTTGTTCGGGCGTAAAAATAAAAATGGGATGTATATTTTTACAAATAGTGTTTGCCATATTTAATCCGTTATTATCTATTATTCGTAAATCTCTATGAAAAATAAAGAGACCATTTTCATATTTCATTATAATATTTAATTATATATTTTTGTAAAAATGAAATATATAATTATGTTTCGTGTGTTTATAAATCTAAACTAATGGTATTTTTATCTGATTTGAGTCTTCGTTTGCTACGTTTTGGAATATTACCACCGGATTGTAATTCCTTTAATTCGCTGATACTAATGGTACTACTATTGTTATCTAAATCGGTATGGTTGGTTTGTTCTTGAATATTAATAGTTTTGGTTTTTAATCCAGCTAAAATATCGGTAATATCACTGGGTCCTTTCATTTCGGCACGTGTATGTTTTTGTTGAATATCGTTCGATTTACTTTCTCTAAAATTAATTCCGTCATCCACGACATTATTTCTATTAGGTCTAAAATTAGAACGTTCGGCATAATTATTATTTCCTGGTCGAGTTAATGGTGTAGGTATCGAATTTGCTCCTTGTGTTGCCATTGGTGGAGGAGGACCATTATTTCCTGAAAAATTTTCTTGGGGGTTCATAACACCGTTCATAAATCCAGATAATCCTGGATTGGATTGACTCATAGAGTTAACTGCTGCCGATTGGAATTGTTTCATTAAATCGGGATTTTGTCTCAATATATCGTCCATACCAGGCATCGCGCTTTTAAACATCGTGTTTGTCATATGAACCATCATAGCACTACCGCCAAGTTGAAACATGAGTTTTAATTCTGGTGCCATGGTTGCTCGTGATTTATATTTATCGTATAATTCTCCGAATATTTCATCATAATCGGAAACGTTTTCATTAATTTGTTCTCCCCATCCATCAAGTTTAATATCAAATGGGTCAAATCTATTATTTAAAAATTCGATTCCGTTTACTATAGCCATAAGCATATTTCCCTGGAATTTCAAAGAATTTGATTTGGTTTTTTCTTCCATAATGGTGTCGTATTCGCCTTGCATTTCAGCAAGGGGTGATTCCATATTATATTTTCTGGACAATTCAACGCCTTTTTTTTCTAAAGCTTCTAGTTTCCTCAGATATTTAAATTTTTCTTTCAATAATTCTTCTTTTGGTATTTGTGGTGTTTGGGAAACGTGTTTATCTGGATTTAAAGGAATATTATTAAATTTCCCGTATCCGTCCCATGTTTTTGAGTTGCTGGTGCTCGTTTCGGCAGTTGATTGTCCGATTGAAGGTGGTTCGTTAAAATGAACAGAGTGTTTGTCGGAATGGTTTACATCTAATAAATCACTGGATAAATCATTTAATTCGTTTTCTAAATTATTCAAATCTTCTATATCTATATCACTGGATACCCGTGTGTTTTCCTTTACTTTATCATTCATTAAAAGTTCAATTCCAGACCCAAAATTAGACGACCTTAAATCACTTCCTCGATTGGATGATGGTTTAATATCCCAATCCAAATCTGAAATTTCAATAATATCATTATTCATTATTATTAAATAAATAGAACGTTTATTTTTAAATAAAACGAATAACAATATATATTATTGAATTTACTTATAATTTATTGGTAATATACCAAACACCTTGTAATAAAGAATCTGCTAAATCATCCTTTTTTTTATGTGACTCGAAATGTTTCATCATATTTGAATTTGTTTTGTTTAATAACTCTAAACAATTAATAATACCGGTTTTTTTTCGATTCTTATATGTTGAAATGTCGACCTCCTCGTCGGAATCATTCACTGTGGTGCTAGATTTTAATTTATTAGAGGCGGATATAAACTCAATAGTTTTGACATTTTTCATAATAAAGTATTGGGCAATCATTCCCTGAATGGTTTTCATTCGATTTGCGATTGGACTTATTTGATTTTCAATAATAACGTGAGTTATCGGACCGATGGTATCATCCGAATAAAAAATAGTGTCCATCTTGGTGTAAATATTCCTGCCTATGGTAATTAAATTTATTTTAGAAGCGTCGATGCTTACGATTGGTTCTAAATATGTGTTGTTAATATACGAATGTAATAAAGTTACTAAATCTATTTTTTTAATGGGTTTTGTGTAATTGATGCTGTATTTATCGGCAATTTCGAATAATTTATTTACCTTTTGTTTATTAATATACGGTATTTTTAATTCGGCAGGTGGGGTTTTGTATGAACTACTCTTAGAATGTTTTAAACAAAAACAAGTATCGTGTTTTTTAAATTTGGCAGGTTTGATACAGTGTTGACAATTAAGTGTTTCTTCTTCGCCAACATTAACAATATCCCATTTAATTATTTTAAAATTTTCGGTAGGTTCATTCCGTTCTAAATGTAAAAGACAAAATGCTAGATTTTTTATGCCGACATCAATGCTAATTATATTCATAATAATAAACTATTCTAGGTTATTATTATATGGTTTATTTAATTTATATTTGGTGAAATTGCCGGAGATATTAATCTGGCATTTAATTGTTGTCTGCTAAGATACGGAGATTTTAAATCGCTTTTACAGTATCCGTAACCTGGAGAAGTAGAATCGAATGTGGATTTATATAAATGAGGGACGTTACTAGATGGAGTATTATTCGTGTTTTCGTGAGGATTTAATCCTAAATCATAGCACGCTTCTTCAGAATTATATTTCATAATTTGTAGTCCATTATTTTGTAAATATTGTCTGTAAGACCAATTGGAAGTTATATTTTCTTGTTGTTGGATTTGTTTGTTAATTACTGCTTCGGGTTGCCAACTTGCGAAATTTCGCCCGTCGCTCATTATTGGTGGGAAATTAAAATGAATATTATTTGAACCTGAATAGCATACACCCCAAGACATTTATAGTATGATAAGATAAAAAATATTATTATTATTGACTAAGTAGTTTTAATAATTCGTTTTTTTTTAATTTGGATGAATCGTTAATAAGACCTTTTTCTTGGACAATACTTTTTAATTTTGTAATTGTCATTTTTTTATAATCAATACTTCGAGTATCTTCTTCTAAATTAGAACTGGATGGGATATCGTCAATTATTACGTGTTTAATGTTTTCGTCATTAGTTTCGGGTAAATTATCCCAAGCAGGGTTTGCGTCTATCTCGTTGATATCGGTGACCTCGGGGTTATCATTCTCAGAACTTGTATCTGAGTCGTCATCAATATCACACGATACGTCTACATTATCATAAAGTTGTTCAAATTCTGGTATAGTTATTATTTTATTAAATGAGTTGCCTCCCTCTTTCACAACATCATCGTCGTTGTCGTCATCTGTATCTGATTCGTAATCGGATTCTGAACCAGAAGAAGAAGAAGAAGATTCCGAATTATTATCTGCGTTATCATCGGCATAGGATAATTCGTCGTCTGAAACACAAATTAACGGGTCCGATTTTAAACAAGAATCACCTGGAATGTGGTTAATCGTATTTAATTGTTGTGCCATAGTTGATACTAAACTAAACATAGAATCTAGTTTATGATTTTGTTCTTTTAGTCTGGTTTGGATATAATATATGATGAATCCGCTAATAAATAATATAAATACAATAAGCAATATAAATGCCGAAGTTGTCGTAAATAAATAATCTTTAATAGACATTATTATAAAAACAAATATATATTTTTATCAATAACTTAACGAATGTTATATATTTTCCAAGATTTCTGTTGGAAAATTTAAGTCGTGTAATACTTGAAGTCCTCCTTTAACTTCTGAAATGCCTTCTTTTAATAAATAAGTATGTATGTTTTTGTTCGTATTTGTCTTTAATGTATGCATATTAAAATTGACAATATTTTTATTTTTGTTTAATTTTTTACATACCTTAATAAAATGTGTTGTGAGTAAACAAGAAACTGATTTGAATTTAACTAAATACTTCATAAATGCGGTAGCGCTGATTACTGCTTCTGTGTGATTTGTTCCGGAAAACAACTCGTCGAAAATACAAATGTGTGTGTCGTCTTTAAATTCTTGGATAATATCGAGGATTTCTTTACATCTTCTTGATTCTGCTTGGAATAAACTATCTCGACCAGATGTATCCGGAATATTTAAATAGCAGTGAATATATTTATATGGGAATATAGTTGCGGAATCGTAGAACCCACACCCAAACTGTTGTGATAAAATAATATTTATCAGGGTTGATTTAAGAACGGTTGTTTTACCAGATGCGTTTGGACCGGTGATAATCATATTTTTTGAAAACT